CCTAAGTTTTCAAAGCCTTTTCCTAATTCTGCGGCTTTCACTGGCTCATAACCCAACGCCATACGTTTGTCGATACTGTCATAATTATTTGTGGTGGATAGCCAACACAAATGCATCCCAGGGATTACTCCCTTGGGCAGGTCTGGCAATGCGCTATTTTGCCAACGATCTCTAAACGCTTCTGCACGTTCGCGCTTTGATACATTCTCCGGATCTTCTGCTGCGATCCGTTCTTTTGTTTCTTGTACTCGGTCCGCTAAGCGGTCTTCTAAGTCACGTTTGATTCTTGGATTTGCCATGATAATTAACCTTTATTTTGACGATCATACGCGGCGTATGCGCGGATCATTTTGTTTCGTTTTTCAATATCGTCCCACGCACCAGCATCTCTAATTGCCTGCACACGTTCTTTAGAAATCGTGATTGTGCCGGGTTTTGCTGATGATGAATTTGCTACACGACTAGAGGCTGTTGGGCCTGCAGTTTTTCGCACGTTGTTTCCACCTTTTGCTGTATAGCGGTGGGGGAGACGCGATGATAAACGACTGTCTAACTCGTCCCAGTATTCTGGGTCTGACGGGTCCCACCCATCAGCTGCGAGTTCTTGGTCAATTACTTTTGCAATCCTACTATCGGTATCTCGAGCTTGCGGATCATACCAAGAGTTCTTTTTCAACCACTTTGTAGCATTTTGCTGAACTTCTGTAGTGATTGGGTTTGGAACGTTTTGTTTTGGTGCTTTTGCTTGTTCGAGTTGTTGCTTTTTATGGAATTGGGCTTCTTTTAAACGTTGTTTTGCGTCAGTAAGCTGTTCCAAAAAATCCACCTGAGCTGCTGCATCTCCGGCTTGGGTTGCCTGCAACATCTTCATTTTGGCATATTCGACTCTAGTAGCTTCATCTTCGATAGCTTTGTCGATTTGCGCAAATTGGTACGATGCTGCTGTGTTTTCCACCGCTGCTAAGCGACGGGCCAAGTCTTCGTTGCGTTTCTCAAGGGCTTGAATCTTGTTTTTTGCAGAGATTTCGCGTTGCTTTTTTAATTCCTTTTTAAGTTTACGTTCTTCTCTACGAGCTTCACGAATTGCTTCGCGCTCTTCTTCTGTTTCGCCTTCTTCTGCAGCTTCATCGTCTTCAATTTCTTCTTGACTACGTTTTTCTTCTTCAGGAGGCGCTTCTACTTCTACTAACTCTTCTTCCCCAAAATCTTCTGGGGCTTCGACTTTAGCTAATACTGTGCCATCGTCTTGTTCCTTAATGGGAACGTCTTTTTCATTTTCTGCCATAATTTTCTTTCAAAATTAATCTACAAACGCTTTCATCTTCTGCGCAGCCTCGAAAGACTTAATGCGAGAGATAATCTCACGTGCCTGAATTGTAATGAACACCACGGGGGCGCCATTATCATCTGGATTAACAACAAAACGATCACCGCCGTACTTAATTGTTCTAACCAAATCACCAATTTGACACCAAGCGCCTTCAATCCAAGGTTCTAATGTGTCCGGTGACTTATATGCTAGTGGGCCAATTTGGCGTACTTTAGCTACAGTCTCGTTGAAACGTAACGTTTGCCTGGTTTCATCAACTAATATGATTCCACCTTTGCTGGTTGCTTTTTCGCGTCTTAGTTGCACTAAAACACGATCCCCAACCACGTCGATACCGTGATCAATATCGGGAAAACATTCTAATTCCGATCTTGTGTCCGGTTCGTCTTTATTACTCAAATCAAATGCTGCCATTCGGCAACCTCCCTTAACCTTTACAGGTCATCTTCTTCGTCTTCCCTCAAAATTTCATCAATAATGCTGATGACATCTTTAAATCCTTCAAATCTACCAACTAAACGCTGGTAATCTTCAAAAGAATTTACATTAATGCCAGCGGTGAGGGTTTCCGCTAGTTTTGCTTGTTCATTTCTCGTTCGAGAAATAATTTCAGATATAAAGTCCTTCATATTCTTACTAATGCAATACTACAGGGCAATCCGCCCTAAATATTAATAAAAATTGCCGCCGTCAATATCTTTGAGGTTCTTTCCTGGGCCAACTTTGCTGTCTTTAGCCATTTTGGCTTGTGAAGCGCCAATTTTCCAATTGTTGTTACGGCTGGAGCCCGATGGGCCTTTGTCCAGAGTAGTTTCGCCAGGGCCACCAGCGTAACCAGGGGTTCCGGTCATTTTGTAGGCTTTTTTATACCCAACGTCGCCGCCAGGTTGTTTTGTGTTTGCCATTTTATTGTCCTTGAGTAGGGGTTTGGGGTTGTGCTGCCTGTTGTTCTTGCATTTGTTGCATTTGTTGCTGATGCTGTTGATCAGCCTGTTGTAAACCCTGTTGATGCTGTTGATCGGTTTGGGCTAATTGTTGCTGATGCTGTTGAGCGGCCTGTTGCTGTTCTTGTTGTGACATTTGAGCTTGATGCTGCGCGTCAATTTGGTTTTGAACATGTGCAGATTGTTGCTCAAACGCTTGTTTTTGTACTTCTAAACCATGTTGGCGAATGTCATTTTCAGCTGCTACTGTGGCTTCCATAGCTGACGTATTTTGTTCATGCTCTAATTGCCGTTGTTGCTGGTCCATTTGGGCACCAGCGTTAATCATGGCAACACGTTCTTTTGCAGCGTTGTTAATATTGGCCAGTGCAATGTCTTTAGCGTTATGTTGGCTGTCAATGCTAGATTCAGTCTGGTATTTAGCAGCCAGTTCCTGAACTTGTTGTTGTAACTCTGCCACTTTAATCTGGTATTCTTGTTGTGATCTTTGCATATCAAGCTGCATTTTGGCTTGAGCTTCTTTAGTTTTGCGTTCAGTCTCAGCCATTTGGGTTTTAAGAATAACTTGGGCAGTTGGATCAGATAACGCAGTAGACTCTTGATGTTGTTTATTAGCTTCAGCAACTTTTTGTGCCAATCCTTGAATTTGCTGAACGTATGGTCCTAAATCTTTTTGAGCATCTTGATTTACCATTTGTGAAGCTAGCGCCAACGCTTGTTGGGCTTCTTGATCAAGTGGCTTTTCTTTATGCAAATCTAAAGTATCTTTACCGCCGGATGCTTGGGCTACGTAGCCACGCATAGATTGTAAATAATGCAATGTTAAATGCTGCTTAATATGTTCTAGCGCATGCGGGGCAAATACTGGTCCAATAACTGGGTTGCCGCCGTATGCTGGGTTTTGAGCGTATTCTAAATGGATCTTAATGTGAGCAATGTGATCTTGGTCAGGATATGCTGCAGCAGGACGACCCATAGTCATGGAAACGTTTTCCAACGCTGGGTTAGACTCGCTTGCACCAAGTGGGTTTGGCAATACTTCGTTTAATCCAGGAATCTTAAGTTGTTGTAAAACACGTTCATATACCGCACGAATGTTGAACATTCCTGGAGGCGCAGTTGTTGCCATCTGAAGCAATGCTTGGTTTTGTGCCAAACGTTGTGTTTCAGAAAAAATATTAGGATCTGATACTGGGCGCACATCGGTGTTTGACGCAAAGTCACGGACTTTAATTTCTTCGCCGGACTGGTTGTCCATTTCGTCCAAGTACCAATGATTGATACGTGAAACGATTTTGAGTGACATTGCTTGTGAGCGATGTAAACGGGCGTGAATTGAAGAGAATACTTTTGCGCCTTGCTCAATTAAAGCTTGAGCAGTGCCCACTGGCATTTGGTTGTTTGCTTCGCCAATTTTTTCTTCGGCGGTTGTAACAACACCTTTAGCTGCAGACGTTAACCATCCAAGCAATTCAAAAAGAACGCCAGAGGGTGGGTTAAACGGCATAGCCATTGCGATCTTACGAACGTCATCAACACCAGGTGCGCCTTCAATCTCAATTACTTGAGTGGGTTCAATTCGGTCACTTTGTCCACCAATGCGTCCACCTTTAAGCTTAAGCATTGTCTGACTGTTGTTGATATGAGCAGCATCCAACAAAGCACGTAAAGAACCAGTAAGAGCAGCAGACAAGCCACCAATAAGATGGGGGAGACCAATAGCATAAGCACCGCGCCAAGGAATGAATTTGTACTCAACATACCAATCCATTTTCGTGAGTTTTTCATCTCCTGATTCCCAGTTACGATAAAGCGCCAAAACTTTGGAGCTTGTTTCATCGATTGTTAAAATATATGGTGCACGACGACCTTCTGTTTCAGGATCGTCATCTAAACGCATAAAACAAGTTATTTCGTAAATGCGGCGTAAACCATCGATGTTCTTAGATGGTTCGTCTTTACCTTCAATCTTGTTGTTTGCTTTTTCAGATTGTGTTTGATCTGTAAGCGGCGCATCAGATGTGTAATCAAAATTATCTAAATCACGATAAATACCTTGCTCAACACGTTGGCGATAAGTATCTTCTGTGATGTCTTGTACTTCTGTTACTCGTGGGGATGTGTAGAAGTTTGTGGATGCCCATGGCAGCAAGATGTTGTCAATTGCAACCCATTCGCATGTTGGGCGCATTTGTTCAGAATCATAGCGCCATTTGAGGAATTGGGAACCACCGAGTGGAAGCTGTGTAAGAAGCTGTTCCATCTCATCCCGGTATTCCGGAATTTGTTCTGAGAACTGCCAGTTCATAAAGTTAGCTTTACGATCTGCAGTTCTTTCTTTTACTTTGTCTGCTTCGCCTTTAATACTTGACTTAACAATGCCTTCAGGAGGGAGAAGTTCTTTTGCAGCACTGGCAGCAAAATCAACGCAAGACTCTGCCATGATTGGATGCACAACTTTACTAGCGCCATCAAACGTTGCGCCCCCTGGTGCGTCCTTACCAAGACCTGTCCTGCGTAATCCTTCTTCATATTGTTTATCTCTTTGTTTGCGTGATTCTTGGTCGACATCAATGTAATCCAAATATTCGACAGCTATATCTTGTAAAATGCCTTCATCAAATTCTTCGGCTAAGTTTGTATAAAACTCAGGATTTTTTTGTGGGCCTTCTTTTTCTTTAAAATTAACAATTACTGAGCCATCATCTAACTCAATGACTTCTTGTTCAATATCTTCGGAATCTAATCCTAAAGAATCGGCGTACGTTTCCAAATCTTCATCTTGCTCTTGGGCATTATGAATGGTATCTTCGCGTTCAAGCGCCGCTAAATTAGCGCCGGCTTGAAGAGGTATTTCGGGATTTGCCATAGACTATTCAAAAAGGTGTTATTGGATTCCTAATTATACTAATGCAAAGAAACGACTGTTTCCGCCCTTTATTGAGCATAAGGGTTTACAAACCGCTTTTTAGCGTCGTCATCAGCATAATCGTAGTCCCGTGCGGGCAAAGGGTCTAATTGCAGCCAGCCCGAGTCACGCAGCACTCTAAGGGCCTGCGAGAGGGAGTCAACATAGTCATCATGCCCTCCGGCTTCTGGAAAGGAGCATACTTGGCGTAGGAATCGTTTAGCCCAGTCTGCATATTCGCCCTTTACTTTGGAGTCTTCTGGAATAAAGACTTTCCCTTTAGAAACAAGGGGCGCCACAATATTTAAGCGTTGAACCTTGTCAGCGCGCCCTGGGTTGTATCCCCTAACCGGTACATGGGCGCCCTGAAGTTCCTGGATCAGTGAAATGCCGGCGGATTTGTCTTCCATGAGGATAAGGTCTGCTTTACGCCCCTTACCGAAGTCATTGTCTGAACCGTAAACCACTTCTTTAAAATCGTCAATAACTTTACGGCGTAGTTCCGGATACGAAAGGTGGTGGTCCCAAGCGTCTAGGAGAATTACACAGGTGCCAGCATCCTCCCTATCAAACACGCCCCATACCGTGCAGGCCGTTGGGTCGTTCATTGTCTTTTCAGATGTGGCTGGGTCGTACGATGCAATTACGTATTCAAGGGTGGGGGTGGGTTTATTGGCAGGCCACATCTTAAACATCTTGCGTTTAATGATGCCAGATGACTCGGGGTCCAAGATCTGGCCATAGATCTCTTGTTTTCCTGTGTCGGTGCCTTCATACGTTTCAAGCTGTTTAAAGAACGTTTCTGATAGGTTGTCCCGGTTGTCATAAGACGAGGCATTAACCACGTACACGTCACCGCCAACTTTTCCTTCAAATAAATCAACAATTAATTCTTTTGGCTTAGGGGTGGTGGTAATGATCTGTTGAACACGGGCGATTCTGGGATCTTTGAGACGTAAAGTAAATTGCACACCATCGTAGGCTTCGTCAAGATAATCGAAGGCACAGAGTTCGTCAAACCAAGCTCCGTGATACTGCTTACCTCGATAGCGTTCTGGTTCCGAACCAGGAATACCCTGAATAATTGATCCATTAGTAAGGGTGATTTCAAATAATGATTTGTTGTAGTCTCGGATGATGGCACGTGGAATAATATTGAGTAGTCCGCTGTCACCTTCAAAGCAAGTGGCTCGTATGTCATTACTGGTCGGAGCAGTAACAAGCCAGCGAGTATTGTCAAATGTCCAAGCACGAATCCCAATCCAATGCGACGCAGTGTGGGTTTTTCCCGAGCCTCGTCCAGCCAACATAAGAAACGTATCATACTCCCCATCTTCTGGTTCCTTTTGATGTGCTAATGCTTGCAGGGCCCATTTAACTTGCCACATAGCTGCATCAAGCTGGTCTTTAGGCCAATGTGGACGTGCTGCTGCAAATTTTGTTAGTTCTGCTGCTTGTTTTTCAGTTAACGACATGCAATAAATCCTTCCCCCACCAAAATCGTGTTGTCTTTGCCGGTGGTTTCAATATGAACACACAATTGCGGCGCAATAGATTCAATTTGTTTAATGTACCGTCTGTTGTGGTGTACTTTTATTGGCGGCGAAACCTGGTCATCTAACAATTGTAACCTAGATTTAAAAAATATGGTGAAGTTTGATCGGTATGGGTCATGTTGTACAGTAATCCGGTGACCCAAGGATTCCAAGAGGCATTGGATTTGCAAAATAGCGGCTTGGGTTTTGCAAGACATTCTAAATTTGTCTTTGGATTTTGCGTACTGCCTTGATTTTGAACAAAGAATTCCTTTTAGAAG